GAATGACATTGCTCTCGCCCCTACTCCAGCCGGGCTCGTGGAGATTCACGGCAATACGTATCCCGTGAAAGACAAACTTAAGGCGCTCGGCGCGCGCTGGAATTCGGCCTACCGTTGTTGGATGATTGCCGCCGACTTAGCCGAGAAGGCGGCTGAAATCGTGGGCGGCACCGCACTCGTTGGCAAGGCTGGCCCTACATACGCCGGGCAAGTTACTTCCCCGGAGCCCGAGCGCGTTTGGTCCGACGAGCAGAAGGCCATCTTTGCGTGGTTCGCCACCGGCACCGGCAATCTCGTTGTGCAAGCGCGCGCTGGCACTGGCAAGACCACCACCATCAAACAGGCTTTTTCGTGTGCGCCAGAAGCGAAAATTCTCTATGCGGTCTTCAACAAGAAAAATCAGAAGGAAGCTTTGGAGAAAATCGTGGACTCGCGTGTTGAGGTGAAGACCCTTCACTCTCTCGGCTTTGCTTACATCAAGAACATGTGGCGTGATGCCCGGCCCGATGACGGCGTGGAATATGACCGCGTGGATCAAGTGGTGCCCCGCATCGACGACGACACGCGCAACGTGATTGTCAAGCTTGTGGGCTTCTGCAAGAACCTGACGGTGGGCATCCCCAGCCTGAACGAGGTGTTGGACATTATTGACGCGCGCGACATCTACGCCGCTGACGCGACGCAATTTTCCTCCGCCACACTGGCGAAGATCGCGATTGACGTATTGCACGCTTCCTTAATTCGCGACGGCCGTGGCCGCATTAGCTTCAACGACATGGTTTGGTTGCCGGTGGCGGCTGATTGGGTTCGCCCTTGGTTTGATTTAGTGACCGTGGACGAAGCGCAGGACATGAACATGCCCCAGCTTCTCATGGCCGAACGCGCGTGCAAGTCCAATGGACGCATCTGCGTGGTGGGCGATGACCGCCAAGCCATCTATGGTTTTCGCGGTGCAGCGTCGGATGGAATGCACATGATGCGGCAGCGTTTAAACGCCACGCAGCTTGGATTGACCACGACTTACCGCTGCCCCCGTCTGGTGGTTGAGATTGCGCAGACCATCGTCTCGGACTACACCGCCGCCCCGAGTGCTCCCGAGGGTGAAGTGATTTATACGACCGTGGAGAAGATCATTGAATCTCTCCAAGTGGGTGACGCAGTTGTTTCAAGATTGAATGCCCCACTGATGGGCATTGCGCTGAAGCTTCTGCGCAACAACATTCCCGCGCGCATCGAAGGACGCGACATCGGCAAGCAGATCATCGCGCAGGTCCGTAAATTTAAGGCCAAATCAGTGCCGGACTTCCTGAAGAAAGTTTCCGCGTGGGCTGAGAAGCAAACCAAGCGCATCGAATCGAGCGGTGGACGGCACGTGCAATCGAAAGTCGAACTGGTGATGGATCAGGCGCTTACTCTCACGACCGTGGCGCAGGACTGCACCAGCGTGGAGAATATCGAGCAGCGCATCACGAATCTTTTTGAAGACAGCGACAACTGCCGCCGCGAAGCGGTTGTCTGTTCCTCGGTGCATAAGGCGAAGGGCCTTGAATGGAATCGCGTGTGCATCATCGAAGATACTTTCAAGAACAAAGACAAGTCCAACGAAGAAGCGAACATTTTTTACGTCGCGGTCACCCGGGCCAAAAAAGTTTTGGTCCGGGCCGCGCAACCGAAAGAGTAAATATGAACAAGCGAAAGATGGACATCATCGTGGTGATTGAGCGGACAAAGAAAAAGCACGCTCATATGAACCGTATCATTTTTGGAACTGAAGATCAGAACGCGATTGAGAATGTGATGGCCAACCTCGGTTACGGATGTGGCCAGTATTGGCTGTCATTTATCCCGAAACGTCATCGTGGTTGGAAGTATCGGCTGAACTTAACACATCACTAAGAATATGAACTTGACACGTCTGCTATACTACCCAATATGGAACTAAAACAAATTGCACTGAAACTGATCGTCCTGAAAGGGGAGATTGAAGACTTGAACAATGCGTTGCGCAAACACCGGCATCTGGAAACCGTTCCAGCGAGGCGCGCTCTCGTCGGCGCTGCCGCAGATGCGACCGGCGATGCGACCGCTGCACTTCACTCCGCGCTGTTCTCGCTCGACATACTGGAGGACACGAAATAATAATCTATGAAACACACCTACATTTTTATCCCCGACCATGTCGTCACCGAGATGAACCTTTTTCATCTCGCACGCGCGGCCAGACGATACTCGGTCTCGTATAAAACCGAGATGGCCGACACCAATTACACTAGCGTGCAGGTCTTCACCGACAACATCACTATGCACCAGATTGCGAGCAGCACGGGATGGTCCGGCGAACAATTGCGCGATTCTATTCCGGCAGCACGGCGACGTGGCGAAACGGCCACCCTAGAGGCGGCGAAGCGGGTGGATGACCTCCGCCGCAAAGCTTCAATCCGGAGTGGAAATCTGCGCCACCTTCGTCCCCCGTCTCCGTCCGCTCCTGATAAAACGCTGCCACCTTGGGCGCAGGTGCGAATAGAGCGCGTGCAGGCCGCAGGCTGTAAAATCTACATGGTTCCCATCGATGTTAGCTATCGCATTTTCGATGTGGTTGTCTTCGATGAGTCTTTTACACTCACTGCGGAAGAAGCGATTGGTTTTCTGCAAGGTCTGGAGAAAGGTTTTACGTCAGCGCCTATGTGGGCCAGCGTGAAGCAAGTCGTCCTTCACGGCAGCACCAAGGCCACGCGCAGAAGCAAGAGGTCAGCATGACTAGCGGACCAGATCGAAACGACAAGCTAATGAAGCGCGCGGGCTTTAAACGCTGCCCCCGGTTGGACCACCCATCGTGGAATAGGTGTGGCGACATCACCTACTGGGTCAATGAGTTTGGTATTCGGGTCATCACCGGCAAGACTCGCGCCATATCCCTCCGCGAATTGCTGACGCGGGTGATGAACCAAATCGGCCCATAAAACGCGGGAGCGAATCAAAAGCAAAATCGCGAATATCGAGTTTGGTGTGGAAGGTTTTATCTATGAAAAAGATCAGTCCTGAAAAATTCCTGTTCGAACTCTACATCGGCAGAGTCGGTTACTCTGTAAACCAAGTGATCGATTCCTTTGACCAAGTCAAGCCGGGCTTCAAGGCGCTCGGCTACTGCGACGCGCGACGCCTGCCCGTCCGGCCCCGCACCGAAGGATATGCCCTGATGGTGGAGGACACCCAGTTGCCGGAGCAGACGCAATTCTGGTTGCATGTCGATAATATCAAAGGCGTGACCACCCCGACCAAACCTCCGGCGAAGTCGGTGCCCTTCCAGCCAAAGGGCAAACAGAGTTACACCATGGAGGAATTCAACAAGGCTTACTGTGAGTTCCGCATGGAAAAGATGGGCAGCAAGAAAGAGATGGAAGACATGAAAGGAATCATGCGCGCCTACCGCTCCCTGCTTCACATCTACATCAACACCGAGGGGATGGAGAAAGAGGAAATGGTGAAGGTGATGATGCAAGGGCTCCAGACGGAATTCGCGTTGCGCATGACTTACATCCACGGCGAGCTATGGATGGCCGAGGCTGTAGTGTAAGGATGTGTTTAAACGCTCTCGAAAGATTTGACACCAAACCAATAAATAACGCACATTGTAGTATGCAGAATATGATCGGCGGCGAAGTTAAGCAGGTGAGCAAGATCGAGTTTTGGGGTTTGTTCAGCCCCGAGGCGCAGGACCAACTCGCCCGCAAAGCCGCTGAAGAAGGCATCACCGGGTTTGTCTGCTATGAGTGTCTTCAAATGGATTCATCGCACTTCGGCAAGCGCGCTGCGGTTACATTTGGCCCGGCGTGCTCCGCGCGATCCGAAAACGAGGTGCTCGAAATCTTTCCGAGGCTCGGCTCGTTACCATCTAATTTCCAGTATCCAACTCAATATTGCCTAATATGATCCCATCCTATCCTAGCATCTACGCACTTGGTCATCGCTTCATCGCGGATTTATTTTCCGGCGCAGTGATCATCGAAGAAAAAGTTGACGGCTCGCAGTTCTCATTTGGCCTGTTCGATGGCCAGCTTGAGTTTCGCTCCAAGGGCCAGCAAATTCACGCCGGTGGTCCCGAGAAGATGTTCAACAATGCCATCACCGCAGTGCAAATCATGCATCAATCACATGGCCTGATCCCGGGATGGACCTACCGTGCCGAGTATCTCAGCAAGCCCAAGCACAACTGTTTGGCGTATGGCCGCACCCCGCGCAACTTCCTCGTGCTGTTCGACGTGATGATCAGTGAGGGCGAGCACTATCTCGACCCAGCCACGAAGCAAACTGAGGCGGAGCGCCTAGGGATGGACTGCACGCCCTGCTTCTACTCTGGCGCAGGTTCCGAAGTTGAGGTTTCGCAACTCGATGTATTTTTCGGGCGCGAAAGTTTTCTCGGTGGTTGTAAGATCGAAGGCGTCGTGGTGAAGAACTACGACAAGTTTGGCCCGGACAAGCACATCCTCGTCGGCAAATTTGTGAGCCCGGCTTTCAAAGAGAAGCACGTCGGCGAGTGGAAGAAATCCAATCCAACGAAGGCGGACATCGAAGAACGCCTCATTGCCGAACTCACCTCAGAGGCGCGCTGGCGCAAGGCCATTCAACACCTGACAGAACGCGCGCTGATCAATGGCACGCGCAGGACATTGGCCCAATCATGAAGGAAGCGGCAGCCGATATTCTGAAAGAGGAAGCGGACTATATCAAGGACGAATTGTTCAAACACTTTGCATCGAAGATAGTGCGCGGTGCGACGGCTGGGATTCCGGCGTTCTACAAAAAAGAGATTGGCATCCTGCAATGATCATTACCAAAGAAAGAGTTGATACGGCGAACGCGGCTCTGACCGAGATGTTCGACGCGATCCCGAAAACGAAGCGGTTCAGCTACCTCGGGCACCTTAACGAAATTTCTCTCGTGCTGGAGGAACTCCAGCGTCAGGTCAAAAAGAAAGGCGAACTGTTCAATGAAAAGAACCCTAGCTGAACTGAAGCGCGAAGCCCGGGAAGCTGCCAGCACACGCGGGCATGACCTGATGCACTTTTCCAAAATCTCTGCCCGGCTGCATGAGGCGACTTGTTCAAAGTGCAAGCGCAAGGTCCAGATCAATACCGACCCGACCGCGAACGAGATCGACATAGGCGGCGAGCCGTTAGCAGTGGACTGCGACTCTCCCCGCACTGGTGAAAATATTTTCGTGATATGAAGCGGAAGAAACAGAAACTTGGCGAGTTTGAATTCACTTGCGAGAAGTGCAAGAAGGTTCAAAAGAAGGATGTTTACTGCATCGCACAGCAGGCGATGGGGCACACGATGATCTTCACTTGTAGCTGTGGCCACAAGCAAAGGGTCCCATGAAAAATCTAAATGAAGTCCAAGTCGGCGACGAAGTTGTCTACGTGAACGGCCACTACAGCCCGGGCAAGATCGTGAAGGTCGAGGCCCGCACTCCCACTGGGCGGTTGCGGATTGGGTCCGAATATTTCGAGCCCAACACCGCTGGGGATTACGCGTGGAAGCGCGGAAGAAATTTATACCCGCGCTGCAACCTCAAACCCGTCACCCCGGACCTCCGCCGTGCCATCATGAGGCACGAGGCAATTGAATTTCTTAGCAATGCGAGTAAGGAGCAGTGGGCAAAGCTTTCTGACATCGACCTCCTAACAATCAAAATCAACCTAAAAAATGGTGGACAAATTGAAACCAAAAACACTGGGTCTGCGCCAACGAATTGCGCAGGCGAAAACTGAAACCGACATTGACGCCCTGAACCGCGAGGCAGAATCCTATAAGGATGTGAGCCCACACACGCGACGACGATGGGCTAACACTGCCGACCGAAGACTGGCGCAACTCAGACATGGCAAGTAATCCATTCATCGCACACACCTGCCTCGTTCTCTTTGCTTTCGGATTTTTCGTCGGCTGGGCGGGCGTAACCTTCATCCAAAATTTAAATGACAAAAACTAAACAGAACCTCAAAGTCGTTCCCTCTCAGGTAGACGGGATTCCAATCGAAGTTGCCAACGAAATGCTTTTCTCGCCCAAGGTGAGATTGAGCAACCGCATGCGGAAGAACTGCATGAAGGCCCGGGAGAAAGTTTACTCCAGTGACCTGCCCATTCGGAAAGTGCGTGTCTCCGATGATACCATCGAAGGCGAGGAAGTGGAGTTGCAATATTTGCCTAATGCAAGGAAGCCCGAGGCGATCAAACTCGCTGCGAAGGCGGCAAAGCTGACTTACGTGCAGCTTCTCTCCCATCACAAGCGGGCCGACCGGCGCAAGGCCCGGGCGCAGAAGAATTATCTACGGCTCATGCAGAGCGATGCGCCCGAGAAGATCAAGCGCCACATGGGCGCAGCACTCACTGCGCAGGCGGAACGATTCGAGCGAGACAAGGCCGTTCTGGCCACGGAAATTCAAATCCGGGGCGTGAATGCCACTTCGTTTCGGCGAGACCGCTGTAAATAATTCAGGCAAACCAACCATCAAATCTGCACTGTTTTGTGAACACTTGGCAGGAAGCCTATTGGGAGCTACTCGAAACCGAGCAGCCAATCGAATTACCAAATTATGAGCGACAAATTCACCCTAGCGCCGAGGCAACTCAATATCAAACCACGAAACGAGAACGCAGGTCTCAGCAGCTTCGTGGAAATGTTGAACAACCCCGAACTGGAACTCGTTGGAGGACCATCGCCGGACATCCCGCCCGAACTGGCGCACCAAGCAGAGCGCCCGGGGCAGGAATCCCCGCCACCTGAGCAACCATCCCGCCCGGTGGCCCCGCCCACCCCCGTTCGTCCTGCGAATCGAAAGCCGGTAGGCTCGTGCCTGTTGCTCTCGGGACGACTGACGGCAGGGAAGGACTACGTCGCCGAAAAGGCGGACGCGAAGATCATCGGGTTTGCCGATCCGATGTATGCCATCGCCACTTATCTCTGTGGCGTGGAGGTCACCAGCACGCAGAACAAAGACTTGCCCGGCATGCGCACTTTCCTCCAACAGGTGGGCCAGTGGGGGAAACACGTCGTCAACGCGCAATATCCTTACTCCGCTGAGCGCGCGGTTCTCGTGCAACTTGTCCGCGCCATTGGGAGCCGTGGTATTTTCGGATTCCCGGACGTAGACTGGACGAAATTCGGATTGGACCCGGACCTGTGGCTCAACGCGGCGTTCAAACGCATTTCTGCTTTTCAGAATGAGAATCCCGGCAAGCGAGTTGCGACTACGAATGCGCGCTTCGAGAACGAAATCAAATACTTCCGTGCCATCCCGGCGTGGGATCACTGGCACGTCATGTGTTCTCTGGAGACGTGGACCGAGCGCCTCGCGAAAAAGAAACTCACCCCGCAATCGAAAGAGGTGAACGACTACAGCGAGCAGATTGCAATCGCGTTGGATCGCGATGTCTATGCGAAGATCAAGAAACAACCGCAGGGAAACATGCTCCGGGTTATTTGGAATGACCATCGCCCTGTGCCATCAAAGCGGCTCTACACCCTGCCGATGTTTTTGCGGGAAGTCGCCATCGCTGAAGCCGTGCCAGAATTCAAAACCGATTTAGAAGTTCAATGAACCCGAAAGTATACCTCGCTGGGCCAATTACAGGATGTTCCTTTGGCGAATGCACGGACTGGCGTCAGGAAATGATTCGACGCTTGCATGTCCATGGCATCATCGGTTTATCTCCCATGCGTGCCAAGGATTATCTCAAGAATGAACAGTCCATCACGGGCTCCTATGAGGATAAGGTCATGTCCTGTTCGCGCGGGATCATCACCCGGGATCGTTTCGACACGATGCGGTGCGATGTGTTGCTCGTGAATTTTCTCGGCGCGAAGAAGGTCAGCATCGGCACCGTCATGGAGATCGCGTGGGCGGACTCGCAGCGAATTCCAATCATCCTTGTAAGTGAAAGGGAAGGCAACCCGCACGAGCATCCAATGATCGAGCAGGTCACCGGCTTCCGCGTTTCGACTCTGGACGAAGCGTTTGATGTGGCCATCAAAATTCTCGCGGTGTCGGCCCCGGTTCCGATGATAACGGACCTCGTGACCGGTCAACGAATTCCTGACTCCCGGTTCATCATATCATGAAGCGCGGGACCAAGTCAGTTCTTTTCGGGGTGCATCAATTCATCTGGCACCCGCTAACAGTGGCTTATGCGTGGAAAACGCTCTATGGCCAGTGGCCGAATCTGTATGAATGGATCGCCATCTTCTGCCATGACATCGGTTACTGGGGTAAGTCCGCGATGGATTCTCCAGAAGGGCAGACGCACCCGGAACTGGGCGCGAGGGCGGCACGGCGACTTGCCTACAGGATAGCACGGCTGCGTCACAATCATAACTTCGCCTCAGCGTTGGCGGAGGAAGTCTATGAACTGACCCTCTATCATTCAACCCACTACGCGACTAAAAGAAGCGCGAAGGTCAGCCGCCTTTATCTGCCAGACAAAGCCTGTGTGCTAGTAGAGCCGATGTGGTTCTATCTTCTCCGCGCCTCTCTTTCAGGAGAACTGAAAGAGTATGTGGATAACGATAACCACAAACGCTGGCTCGTTGGTGAGTCAGAGCAAACTTCCCGGGAATGGTTGCAAGGATACCGCACCCGAATCCGGGCCAAGGTTGCCGCTCATTTTGCGCAACTGGCAAAGCGTAGCATTCACGAATTACGCTTGCTGCTGGACCGGGCTCTCGGCGACACGCGAAAATGCGAGTGCGACATCTGCCTTGAAAAGTGAATCTAACGCCCGAAATTCGGGAGAGGCTCCGGCCACATCAGATCGAACCTGCCCGGCACCTGCTGGATATTCTCTCATCGTCTCGCACTGCGTGCGACTTCAGCGATACCGGGACTGGGAAAACTTTTGTAGCGGCAGCCGTGGCGGTCGCGATGAAACTCCCGACCCTCGTCATCGTGCCGAAAGTCGCGGTGAGCCAATGGCATCGGGCGGCTGAGCATTTCAGCGATTCCCTCTCGGTAATCAATTACGAGATGTTGAGGACGGGGCGCACTCCCTATGGGAGATGGGATAACACTCCGCCAGCCGGATACACAAGCGACGAGGTATACAAATGCCAATGGTGTCAACTCAAAGTAAACTTTCAGAAGTTCGTTCCCTGTTACTGTCACCCATCCGGGATTCACTGCGTAGAGATAAAAAAGAAGCCGTGGAAGTATGGGGACTTCCACTTCGCGCCACAGATCAAGATGACGATTTTCGACGAGGGCCATCGCTGCGGCGGCTTGGATTCTCTCAACGCCGACATGATGATCGCCGCCCGAAGGGGAGTTCCTAAATCCTTGGTGCTCTCCGCCACCGCTGCCACTGACCCGACAAAGATGCGGGCACTGGGCTATTTTCTGGACCTCCACACGCTGGATCACGACATGCTTTTCGGTGGTAAGGACCGGTTTGAGATATGGGCTCGGCAGAAAGGTGTTCGCAGAGAGCCAATGCGGGGCTTGCAATGGCGCGTGACTCCTGCTAAACAATTGGAGGTAATGGCGGAGATTCGCCGGAGTATCATCCCTGCCCGTGGAGTGCGGGTTTGCGTGGAAGATATCCCGGGATTTCCAAAGAGAGAAATTGTAAGTGAATTATATGACCTCGATGAATACAACGAACTTAACCGGCTTTACGATCAAATGGCGGAGGCACTGGAACGACTTGATCTTCGGTCAGCGGGGGATGTCGATCCAGACCATCCGCTCACTCAGATTCTCCGAGCCCGACAGAAGATCGAGCTACTTAAGACACCAATTGGTGTCGAATTGGCAAGAGACTACTTGGACAAAGGATATCAAGTCGCGGTCTTCGTCAACTTCAAGGAAACCATGGCCGAAGTCTGCGCGCGTCTCTCAACTAGTTGTTCTATTAAGGGACAGCAAAGGGAGGGTGACCGACAAAAGTGCATTGATGATTTTCAGGCGGGGAGATCGCGAATTATCGTCGTCAACAATGAAGCTGGTGGTATTGCCGTCTCACTTCACGGCGCGAGAAGAATCGGCCTAGTGTTCCCGCCCGAGAAGGCTATCACACTGAAGCAGGTGTTCGGCAGGCTACACCGCGACGGCGGCGAGAACTGTCACTACCGGGTGATGTTCGCCGCGAAGACGGTGGAGGTCCGAGTTCACAAGAACTTGCAGAGGTGTTTAAACAACCTCGACGCGCTGAACGACGAGGACTTAAATCCTTTCAATTTAATGTGGTCAACCGCCTTAGGGAACTGCACAGTTTGATGTAACTTTGAATTTATTATGATCGTGATTTCTAAAAGTCCTCGACGCAACCACCAAATGGTAGTCTTCCACAACACCGATGCCGCAGGCAAGAAAGCTTCTATCACCCGCCACCTTCCAATCGACGAATCCCGGCCCTGCATCCAGCGCAAATGGCTTGGTAAGGCCGCAGCTAAAGGCAACCTCCGATGACTAAGAAATTCAAAGTCCATCTTCTATACCGGGGCAGCGTCAATATCGATGTCGTGGCTGCCGACGAAAAGGCTGCTGAGCAGGAAGCCATCAAGCTTGGCGACGACATCATCGGCGCGAACCTCCACGTCCATGACGTGATCATCGAGGAAGTCGAATGAGCGCCGCTGTTACTCCCACCGCAACCGAGGAAAGGGCGCACCATCCTTATTCCCCATCTTCGCTCCAGCCCACTGAAGTGTGCCCACATTACAAGAGCAAGTCTAGCACGCACATCCGCACCATCATTGGAACGATCTCGCACAAGGTCACGGAGACGCGCGAAGATGATGCGCGCCTGAGCGATGAGGATGCCGCAGCGGCAGCGGAGTGTTTGGACTTTTATGACGGTCGCGTGCGCCTCGCAATTGATGCCCGAACCGAAGCGGTGAAGGCTCTCGCCGCAACGCTGGATGGCGCGGACGATCACGAAACATTTCAAATCGCTCACGAGCGAACGCCGCAGATCATCGAACTGACCGAAACCTATCTGCCCATCGACGACCTGAAGTATGAGGACGCTGAAGCCACCACCGCTGGATTCGTGGACCGGGTTTTGATCACGCACGACCGCACTTACGCGGAACTTTTCGATTGGAAGTTCGGCATGTGGCCGGTGGAGAAGGCCGAAAACAATTTGCAGGGTATCGCTTACGTGCTCGGCCTGTTCCGGCGCTACGCCTCGCTCAGAGGGGCTCGATTCTTTTTCAAACAGCCGAACACCAACGTCATCACCAATCATTACTTCGCCCGGGAGACCGTCGCAAAAAACTATCTGCGCATCATGACCGTGGTGGAGCGCGCTCGCAAGGCTCGGCAACTCGCCACCAAGGGTGATTGGTCTATGGCCAACCCCACGATCCCGAACTGTCTTTTCTGCGCGAACATCGCGGACTGCACGAAGGTGCTGGACATTGCTTTTGTTCTCGGCAAGAAATTCGATCCGTTGAAAATCCCGGACGACATCACGCCCACTAAAGTGCATAACGCGCGCGACACGAAGCATGGCCTTGCGCTTGCGGCAGTCATGGCGGTATGGGCGGCTGCTTACCGTGGCCGCATCACTGACCGGGTGGTCCGGCGAGACGCCGATGTGCCAGACGGCTTTACGTTGGCTACCGGCTCGAAGCGCAGCGTCACGGACGTGAAGAAGCTTCGCGAAGTTTCACAGCAATATCTGACGAAGGAAGAATACGATGCGCTGTTATCACAGGAACCGCCGTTCGGAACTCTGGAAAAAGCAATTGAGAACAAAGCCCAACGGGGCCAGAAGGCAGCCACCCTCCGGGAATTTCAAGCCAAGATTATCGAGAATGGCGCGGTGACGAAGGGCGATCCTTACACCTATTTAAAAGCGGTCGCAAAGAGCGACTAATCAACAAAGAAAGAAAAACAAAATATGGCAAACGTAACGTTTGGTCCTGAATCGGGCGCGAGCCCGGCTCCCGTCTTGGAGCGAACCGAGACACACGAGACGCCCGTGCAAGGCGTTACTGTCGAATCGACGACCTACGTGGCCCCTTCTCAACCGGCGACTCAGGCTCTTGCGGTTCGAAATAACAACACGGCGATTGCTCCGGCTGGCATGGTGCTCGGTGATAAGATTCCCGAGATGAAGGAAATCATCCTGCCCCGCCTGAACATCGTTCAGAACATCGGCGATCTGAAGGACACCTTCGCTCCCGGGTCCTTGGTCTATGATCAGAAGGTCGAGTTGTTCGTTCCGCCCGTCATTAAAGACGGCGAAGTAAAGAAAGCGGGATCGCCGCCCGTTTCGCTGATCGTGCTCGGCTTCCGCCCGACACGCTACGTGGAAAAAGTTGAAGGTGGCGGTCGCGGCATGATCGTGGACTCCGAAGACGCTGTTCGCGCCAATGGCGGCACGCTCGACTACAACGAGTGGAAGTCGAAGAAGGCCGCTGGTATGAAACGCTTTGAATGCCTCGCTGAGGCGCTCATCGCGATTCAACGCCCGGCGCATCTCGTCGCCAAGGGCTCGAAGCCGGAAGACCCGGACCCGGTCTTCACCTACGACATCGACGAACTCATCAAGGGCACTCCCGGCCCGCGCAAGTTCGCGCTCGGTCTGTGGGGCCTGAAGGGCACCTCCTACACCGTCGCCAAGCGCGCGTTCTTCACGGCTCGCGCGATGGGTTGCCTGAAGCGTGGCGGTTACCCCAGCTACGTTTTCGCGATCACGAGCAAGGAAGAATCGTATCCGGGCGGTAACAAGGCGTGGGTCCCGGTCTGTATTCCGACCGGCCCGACCGACGAGACCCTGCTGGAATTTGTCCGGCAAGTTCTCCATAGTTAATCATCTGAGTGGGGAGCCCGTCAGTCTCCCCACTCTAACCCATTTACAAATATGCTGAAAATGATTCTCCGCCGTTTGTTCCCGCGCCGTTACAGCGACATCATCGCGCCGCTGGAACACATCGCCAACGAACTCGCTGCTCTCCAAGTCCAGAATGACGAAGACAATCGTCTCGACAATCTGGTCATCGCGAAGCTGCAAAATTCGGTGAGCGAACGCCACGCCGAAATCTCTCGTGCGTCCGCGACTCGGTCACGCGTCCTGTCACTTCTGGCCCAATAGTAGGAGACTTGACAGAGTTTAAACAATCTGCTATAGTGTTGCAAGCTACATGAAACAAGATAGCAAATTAAAACATACAACTCGGGAGGGATGGCTGCTTGCAGCCGTCTCTCTCATGCGTCCCTTCTTTACCGAGAAGGGTTACACCGTCCCGGAAGTCCGCGTCTCCTGCGGCTGGCCCTCTCACAAAGCTTTGAGTGCCAAAGGCCGGGTTCTTGGCCAAGCATGGTGCAAAACCGCTGCGTCCGATAAGGTCGCGCAAATTTTCATCACGCCGTGGCTCGACAAGCCGTCTGATCCCCAAGGCATCCTGCCTGTGTTGATCCACGAATTGATTCACGCCACCGTGGGCAACGAGGAAGGGCACAACAAGGTTTTCGGCAAGTGCGCCCGCGCGATCCTGCTCGAAGGCAAGTTGACTTCAACCTACGCCAGCAAGGAATTGGTGGAGATGTGCAAAGACTGGCACGAGAAACTCGGCCCGTTTCCGCACGCCAAGTTGGACGGGAACAAGCGCCCGACCAAAAAGCAAACCACGCGCCTCGTGAAGTGCGAGTGCAAAAAGTCCGGCTACGTCTGCCGCGTTACGCGAAAGTGGATCAACGATCTCGGCGCGCCTTTATCTCCGGTGACGAAGAAGCCCATGGAGTATGAAATTCCCGAGGAACTGGAAGGTGACGACGATGAATAGTTCTGTTCTCGACAAGCCGGTGACCGGCGACATCATGGATGGGTTGGACCTCGCCTCTCTGCGGTTCCTGAACAAGTCCGCCATCAAGCAGCACGCGCTGAACTGCGCGCAACGGCTGCGCCCGAAGTTCACCCGAGTGGGTCAGGACTTCATCGATGAGGTGGAAGCCGATGTCGAATCATTTGTCCGGGGCCTGCGCACCGACTCAATGAAGGACGTTGCGGCATCCGGGGTCCTAGAGCCGGTGGATGACTTTCTTACCGGGGCTTTGATCGAAAAACTCAAGCCCATTATCAATCGGCAGGTTGCTCGCATCATCCAATCGAAGGTGTGGCGGCAAACCACCGGCGTGACTCTTGGTGCAACGCGTTAGCGTCGGCACTATACCCCGTGGCGGAGGGTAAGACGCCCGCGATGTGGTCCCCGCGTGAAGGGACCACGTAGTATCTATGGACCATTTATCAATTGACTTCGAGACTTTTTTCTCGAAGAAACTGAAGTATTCGCTCACGACCATGATCGCTGAGCAGTATTGCCGCAGCCCACACTTCGATCCCTATCTCATTTCCGCCTGTGACGGCACACGATGCTGGGTAGGCAACCCACGAGAGTTTAACTGGGGCTGTCTCGCGGGCCGCGTCGTTGTCGCCCACAACATGTATTTAGAAAAAGCCGTCATGACCGAAATGGAGCGTCGGGAGTGGATTCCCAAGGGCACCATGGCGAGCATCAAAGCCTTTCATTGCACCGCGAACCTCACCGCTTTTCTTTGCAATCGTCGCGCGCTCGCGCAAGCGGTAGAATTCCTATATAAGCAGAAGCTTGCAAAAGAAGTGCGTGCTAACGCGGACGGCAAGCACTGGCCGGATGATTTCAGCCCGGAGGAACGCCAGCAGATGATTGAATACGCGCGTCCAGACGGGTTTTGGTGTTGGAAGATTTTCAATGATCATTTTCACAAGTGGCCGGAACTGGAGCGTGAAATCAGCCGCATTACCATCGACCAAGGTTTGAAGGGCGTGCAGATCAACACGGACCTGCTCGATCAATTCATCGTCCAGACGCACGAGATGAAGATGAACACCGAAAAGGTGATCCCGTGGATGGTGGAGGCCGAAGACAAGGACGACGACTCGTGGGAGGAATTCAACGCGAAGCCCACTTCCACCAAGTGCATCGCGGAGCAATGCCGCCGCAGCGGGATACCCTGCTGCCCGGTCAAGAGCGAAGACGAGGAAGCCTACGAGGAATGGGAACTCGCCTACGCACCGAAGCATCAGTGGATTTATGCCGTGTCGGCATGGCGATCCGTCAACAAGCTATACAAAACTTTTCTGAAGGTCAAAGCGCGACTCCGCCCGGATGGCACCATGCCCTTCGCGTTGAAGTATTTCGGCGCGCACACCGGACGCTGGGCAGGCGCAGAAGGCGTCAACATGCAGAACATGCGCAAGCGCCCTGTGTTCTGCAACGAGCATGGCCTGATGGAGACTAATCCCGCGCGCGAGGAAGAAGCGATGGGCTGGAAGAAGAACACCGGCACGTGGCCCGAGTGGGTTCGTCACGCTATTGATTTTCGTCATCTGATCATTCCTCGTCCGGGGAAGAAAATGATTTCTTCGGACCTGAGTCAGATCGAGCCGCGCGTGCTCTCGTGGATTGTGGGTGATATAAAGATGCTCGCCCTAATGGCGAGTGGGATGTCTCCATATGAGGCGCACGCCCGGGCGACGATGGGTTGGAACAAACCCGGCGACTTGAAATTCGTCGCGAAGAAGGACGCCGAGGCGGCGAGTATCTACCACCTCGCCAAGGCGCGCATCCTTGCGCTGAGTTACCAAGCTGGGTGGGAGAAATTCATTCTCATGGCGAAGGTCCTCGCGGGTCTCGACATCACGGTGGACGACCCCGAATTCGTGACTGTGCAGACCCTCACCGGCGAGAAGCAGGTCAGTGGCTATGGTTACAACAGCAAAAAGATCGTGGAGAAATATCGTGCGGATAATCCGCTCATCGCCGATAAAGAGAAGGGCATATGGGCGAGACTGGACGCGCAGTTTAAACGCTCTGTCGGTTCGGACTTCACGATGACCTTACCATCCGGGCGCGTGATGACCTACAAAGCGGTGCGTTGCGAGACTCGCATCGAACCCGACAAAGAGACCGGCCTGCCTAAAAAGAAATCGGTCTTCACCGCCGATGTGGGCGGCAGGCGCATGATCTTCTACGGTGGCAAGCTGACTGAGAACATCACCCAAGCGATAGCGCGCGACATCCTCGCGTGGCACATCGTGAACATGGATAAACGCGGGTGGTGGAACTTGTTCAATGTTCACGACGAAGCAGTCCTTGAGGTCGATCAGGACGTGACAGATGCCGATATCCACGCAGAGATGTCCAAGACACCTCCGTGGTTGGTTGGCTGCCCGGTAACGTGCGACGCGGGCGAAATTCCGCATTATTTGAAAGAATGACGTGGACAAATCTCTAAGCAACTTGCACCATATGATATCTAATGTCGTTCTACGCAGTTGATAACGGCTTCGTTCTGACGCAATCGGTGGTTCCATACAACCCTTGGGAGTTCTCACCTTCTCCCGAGCAGTCCGCGCAGATCACAGCCCAAATACGCCACGACAAGGACAGTCGTCAATTGTTCTACCGGAACTTTAACACGAAATGGAATTTCTACACTCCGCTGGAGGGATGCAATCCCAACCAACGGATTTCTAAAGAGGATAACCCGCCTCGCTTCAGTCACGGCATCGCGCTCGACTTCGACGTAAAAATTGCAATCGAGTATGTGCGTCAGCAAATAGAACAGATGGTCATCAAGCCATCGTGGATCGAAACATCTCTCGGCGGCAAGGTCCGCCTCGTTTGGTTGTTCGAGCAGAAGCTACTGATCGACACCTGTGACTTCTACGAATATTTTCAGCGGGCTGCCGCAAAGTGGTTGAAAGCCGAACTGCTGCCCGGGCTCGACGAGGGCGCGCTCACTGAGGCGTCGCGTCTGCTATGCAACGGCGCAGTTTGGGAGAGCACCGGGGCCGGGCCGATCCCGCACGAGAAGCTTCAAGCCTTTTTCGTCAAGACGGCGGGCTCGTTCCGATTCAAATCTTCCGACACGGTCAAGATTCCGCTTGATGTGGTGGAAGCAGGGCTCAGGAAAAAATTCGACAACTTCAACTGGCCGGTCAACTTCGCGGTGGACTCGCAGGGGCCTTCGTTTTGGATTCCCGCGTCTACGTCGCCGCTGTCCGCCATTGTGAAGGAAGAAGGCATGGTCACCTTCTCCGCGCACCGGGACAAAACCTTTTACCCATGGGGTGACGAATCTCTGCTCGGCAAGGAATTCGTCCAAGCCTACACCGAGACCTCGATCTCCAAGGCGACCTCGAACATCTATTACGACAAGAAAAACTACTGGCAGTGGATGGATACTTATTGGGATAGCGTTCCGCCTGCCGAGATGAACAACTATCTGGAAAACGACTGCGGCTTAAGCATGACGAAAGACAAAACCGGCAAATCCACACTGCGCTCCGCGCTGTCGCACATTCACAAGAAGAACCGCGTCATTGGTGGCGCGCCGTTCTGCTATCGTCCCTCCGGGCCGATCATCTATCAGGGCAACCGCATCATCAACACCTATCGCAATCGCGCGATCAAGCCCGCGACCGGGACGCAGAAGATGGGACCGCACGGAAATTTTCCGTTCCTCTCGGCGCACTGGGAGACGCTGCTCATCACGCCGCTCCAGATGTGGTATTACCTCGCGTGGGGCAAGCATATGTATATGTGCGCCATCGATGAGGTGGCACGCTCCGGCACTAACGTGTTCCTGTTGGGCGAAGCGGGAAAGGGCAAGACGATGACCGGGCGCGGCATATGGGGCAAGTTGATGGGCGGATGGGTGGACGCGTCGCGATACCTTCTGGAGAACGCGCACTTCACCTCGGAGTTTCACGAGGTGCCACTGTGGTGCTCCGACGACGATTCCTCCACTGACAACCCAGCCGCGCAAGCACGCTTCCAATCTAGCTGGAAAAAAGTTGCAGCCAATCAGGAATTCCTCTACCATAAGAAATTCGAAGTGCCCGTGACCATCGTCCATCCCGTCAGAATTCATGGCTCTTACAATCTGGATCAAAGTTCGATCCGCATCGTCGGCCCCATGGATAACTCATCGAAAGACAAGTCCAACCTGCTTCGCTGCGCGCCGGGCCTGATGAAGCTTCCGCCCCGAGAAGAACTGGAGAAGATCATCGAGAACGAGTTGCCGTATTTTGGCCGCTGGCTTTATGACGTGGAAATCCCCGACTTTGTCGAGCGCGATGTGCGCTTCGGATACAAGTCATACCACGACGAATCCCTGCTTGACTCCGCCCACCAGAGCAGCAAGTGCGGGCCGTTCAAAGAACTGCTTCTGGAGTATTTGGAAACCTTTTTCAAGACGGAAACCGCTGCCACCCGTTGGCGCGGGACCGCGACTGCTCTGCTACGGTGTCTCCACAGTCACCCATTCAACGAGCAGATCATGAGGTCCATGAAGCTTGAGCAGGTCACCCGGTATCTGGAGATGATCCAGCGCGAGGGCCTTGTCAAATGCACCTCGGAGACCAACGAAATGAAATGCCGCGTGTGGGTGTTCGAACGCTTCGGCTCTCCGGCGACTCCGCCACAAACAATTCCACCGTTAACAAACCAACCACTAACATAGAAATGCAACTTAGTTATAACAACTTAACGTTTACAAAACTGGCCCCGTATAGCTTCCCCACAGCGAACGAATCCCTGCTTCGCGGTTTGCCGAAAAAGCAACTCTCTGTCCAGCAGGAAGATGAACTCGCGGGCCGGATTCAAGCTGAGAAGCAGCAGGAAGGCACGGACCTGACCTCGATCAACGAATTGGCCATCTACAACATGCGCGAGGCGTTCGCCTACACCATGGCGTGCTCCCGTGGTCATGGATTCGACCCGGGCACGATCTTCAGCATGTGCTGGAAGGCGCTGTGCTACGCAGCGACCAATTTTCAGCCGGGCCGCATCCGGTTTCTCGCGTTCGCCAAGCCGTATCTTCGCAGCGAACTTTACAAGACTCATGATGAGTTGAAGGTGGTCCGTCACGCGGAATGTCAAACGCTGTCGCCCGATGTTATCCTGCAAAACGAATGTGCTGATGACCACAACGAGGCTGCCTGCCAGACGCGCGACTCGGACACGTATCTCGAAGCCAAGGCGGATATCGTTGAGTCGGACATGGAAGGGATTATGTCCCGCGACGAGTGGAACGCCATGGTGCCGATCCTCCAAAGCCGCCTCAGTGAAAAAGAGCGCATGGTTCTGGAACTCAAATACCAGAGCGGATTCAATTTTCGCCAGATTGGCGACCTGCTGCGCGTTTCCCGGTCTGATACTCAGGCCACCCACACCCGGGCGATAAATAAAGTCCGTGGCGCTTTGAAGGGCAAGCGCGCACTGTTTAGTAGATGAAGATTCTCGCGCTGGACCTCGCCACAAACTGCGGTTACGCGTTTAATGATGGTGCAGGCTACCAGTGCGGCACTTGGCTACTGGCCACCGACAAAGAATTGAAAGCTGCCCGCGCCCAACGCATGAATCGCCGTCTCGACCCCCGCGTGACCAAGCTTTTCACCCTCGTGGAAGGTCTCCAGCAACTCCACGGATTCAACGTCATCTCTTTTGAGGATGTGGAATTCGCCAGCTACACTTTGCAGGTCCAGCTTTGGTCCTCACTCCGGGCAGCGATGTGGACGGGAGCGTTTAAACACGGTCCTACTTTCGACGCCGTTCCTGTCGCCACGCTCAAAAAGTTTGCGACTGGAAATTACAAGGCGACCAAAGAGCAGATGGTGCGCGCCCTGATCAAAGAGGACCCGCACTTCACAAAGAACGAAGACCCGACGTGCGCTTACTGGCACCCGGATAGTCATACCAGCATTCGAATTGACGACAACGCAGTGGACGCAATCTGGCTCTGGAAACGGGCCGCACAACTTTTCATACGATGAACAAAGTCATTCCAATCCAGAGTCGTGACCAAGTGACGCAGACGCAAGTCGGCACCGTGCTCAGCGCAATTGTAACCGTGCTCCCATTGCTGAATCGGCATGAGGCGTTCAATAATCAGATGGACGAAGGCACCGTCGCGGTTGTCGAGGGAACCCTGATCAACGCGTGTGACCGGCTCAACAAAATTCTGAACGATGACTCGCGCTGGGGCATCGAAGGGCAGTGTCGTCTGGAAAATCATCTCGCGAATTTCTACCACGAGCACACGAAAACACTTAAGCTTCAGCAGCAACAGATTTACGAACTCGCCAAACCGCATACCCGGCACAATCCGCAACTCGGGCGGTTGAATGATGGCACGTGGATCGCATTCCTCGGCGATATCGATGATATCAACAATGCCATCGTCGGCGTGGGCGGATGCCCCGCACAGGCGCTTGAGGCGTTTGACGAGATGTTCAATGGACGTGTGCCCTCGCACTTGCAGGCTTGGATCGCAGTGCGCGAAGAAGCTTTACAAAACGGCTTACAGCCACCCACGAAAGACCAATATGACAAATCGCAAAACTTGGACGGAGCAGGAACTCACGGAACTGAAGAAATTGAAAACGGCGGGCCTAACGGCTCGCCAGATCGCGGAGAAGCTGGGCCGGACCACGAAAGCGGTGGAGATCAAGCTGGACCACCTCCCGCTGGACCAAAAGGTCCAGTTGTCCCTAGCTGACGCTCTAGCTGACGCTCCAGTCCCTTCGGACGCGCCCGCCCGGGCAGAGTTCTGGCGCAAACGGGCTGCCGAATTGGGGCGAGCCCTCGAAAAAGCGCAGGAGTCCCAAACCGCCGTGGAGATGCTCTGCGAGCACGTGCTGGACATGGCACCGCGTTCTTATAACCCCGCCCCGGCTATCGTCAAAGACTGCGCGCTGAAGACTCCACATTCATCTCCCCAATCTGCTGTGCTGGCATTTTCTGATACGCACATTGGCGCGGTCGTGAAGCCCGACCAGACCCTCGGGATGGGGAACTACAACTTCGAAATTTTTCTCCGCCGTCTGCAACGGTTGGAGAGATCGGTGGGCTCGATCCTGAAGGATCACACCACCACGCAAATCTCTGAACTCGTCGTTCCGATTCTCGGCGATATGCTGGATGGCGCTTTGTCACATAGCGCGGAGTCGGGCCAGCCCAACACGATCCTGACTCAGTTCTACGCGGGCGGTCACGCCATCGCGCAGTTCCTTCGCAGCTTGTCGGTGTTCGCGCCCTTGCGTTTATATGGTTGCGTTGGTAATCACACCCGCTGGCAGAATCAACACCGCATGCCCTCGAAAAATCGCAACAGCAATTACGACATGCTGCTCTATATGTTTGTCGAGGCGCTCACCCGGGACATCCCCCGCATCAAGTGGACTCTGGACTGGCAGCCGTTCGCAGTGTTCGATGTGCAAGGCTACACCTTCTACTGCGGCCACGGCGATAACCTCCGAGGCGGCGACAAGGCGCTCGGCATCCCATCGCACTCCATGGGTCGCATGGTGAGCACCACCTCACAGCTTTTCACGCGCAATGGCAAGTCGGCCCCGGATTATTACCTCGTTGGCCACCTCCATCGCCCCATCTCGATCCCGCACTCACGCGGCGAGGTGATTGTCAATGGCGCGTTCCCCGGGATCGACGGTTACGCATTGGGTTAGTATTTCAATGCCTCGCATCCTTGCCAGAAGTTCTGTCTGATGCATCCGAAATTTGTCCGCTCCGCAACGTATGATCTGCGGCTGGATCGTGGCGATGAGACACCTCATTCTTACACCCTCCCCGAGGGATTCGAGTGTCAGTAACTTGTTCTGGATGCGGTTGGGAAATCGACCCCGAAAATTGTCACTGCGGGGAAGCGATGGACCGGCATCACTGTGGAAGCGGGCATAGTCCAGTGCCAATGGGTTGCACCTGTGGTTACGCAGACGCGCCGAAAAGGGATCGGCGTTTTTCCTTTTATAACAAAAAATCGGCGGCAAGGACCTTCTCGATCTCTGCCGCCAACTGCTTAGTGGCGAATGATGATTATGGCGGGCGGACTGCACTCGCCGGTCGGACCCACCGCCACGACTTTGATGTCCATGTCCCGCTTTGGTAGAATCACTCGGGGAGTAGTTACGCGTTGGAACAAGGTTCCATCGACGAAAACGTCCCAAGCAACGGCCCCGGGGTCCGGCTTCCAAGTCATAGTCCGGGTCTGAGGTCTCGCCACACATCCCGTCATTAACAACATGATCAGTATTAGTTTTTTCATATTAGGTGGTGGCAGACAATTTCAAACCCGGTCTGCCAGCGGTTCCGCGCCTTGCCAGACAATCCTTTGTGGCAGCGCGGTGAACTATCAATCGTCGAATCCCCAAACAACTTCGATTCCAGCCGCCTCAAAGTGCCTTTGAGTGGCGTAGAATTCTTCTCGTTGTATCCGCCTGAGTTCTTCCTCAGTCACGGGCATGCCTTCCGCCCACGGCATGCGACTGACCAGCACTAACTTTTTCCCCATCTTTTTAAAGACTAGACCGCATCGTGGAATTGCCCACACTGCGTTTTCTGTCAAGCCACTAAAAAAATTTCGGCACCATACGATGTTTTGTGAGTCCATGGTTAATAGAGACCCAGCCCCCACTTGGGGCTGGGCCTTTGACTGCTACCGGCGATGCCCCGCGTTGTAACTCCAATCCATCGGAGCCGTTACCACTCGCGGGATTGCCGCGAACGGAATCGTGTGCGCGAACGGCTTGCACATCCGCGCCCCCCGTTTGCACTTCATCTGGCGCTTGACCTGATCCCACATTTCCGCCGCGTTCCACATCACCGAATCATTTACTTTTCGAGCCATAACTGTATCTTTGGTCAGGTGTTTCGGTTACAGGTTGGTGATGATCTCGCGCACAGCCTTAATGGCGTCGCGAGCCGACAGGATGTCCATCTTCTTCCCCTTGGTTTTTTCCCAAGCGGTGAGGGCACCGAGGACTTCAGACCGGCGAATCAAATCACCGGCGCTAGGGCGACGACCGTTGGTCTTCACCTTTTTGAACGCGCTGGGCACAACCTGCCGCGCGACGGTCTGCACGAGGCGAGCCGTGACGACGCCACGACCGGCAATCGGCGGAGGCGCTTTCTCAACCACCTTGCGCATGACCTTCTGCTGCTGCTTTGGCGTCAGTCCAGTCAAGGGACGCACTGCGGACTCGCTGAGATGCTCGGCGATGTCTTTGCTTTCCTTCACCTTCACGATGTTGTGAATGACTTGTGCCGCCGCAATCAAACGGTTGGCCTGAGTCTTCGACATTTCCCACCGCTCACGGCAGTAGTCTTCGAACGTGCCGTGCGTTTCGCGATACAGCCGGTTGTCCCGGATTTCCACGAGCGCGTCACCCGCTTTCGAAAACGACTCGAAGTGGTTTTGGATCACCTTTTCCGCTTCCGTCAAGCGATTCCGCTCTGAGGCACTGAGTTCTTTGACTTTGCGAACCGACTTGGCCGCAGGTTTGCGAGGCGCTTCTGCTATCGCGGTGCCCCCGCCCATTGTTTCTTCATTTGGTCTCATCTTTGGTCTTTCTGTTTTACGATCCACTATTGAATCGTAAACACAGCATAGCAAATTGCTACAATGAGGAAAATAGGGTATTTCCCCCCCATGTAAATAACTTATATGGGGTATTTCCCTACCGGAAAGAAGGTGGCATGGAACCTGCTGTATTAAACAACAGGCTTGAGGATGTTGTTCATGATGCGACCTGCGCCGGGGGCGGGGCCGCTCGTGGGAGAACCGGGCTGAATGTTTTTGATTCGCGCCGTGGCCTGCTTGTTCTGCACGCTGGCGGGGGTGGGAGTCGGGGGGACGGCTTGCGGGGCGGCAGTCTTAGGACCGCCCGGGACCTGCGCAGAGAGGCTGGGATGCGCTTCCCCGGAGCCCATGACCTGCTGGGTGACTTGATCGAAGGGCGGGGCCACCTCCAGTAGCTTCCCGGCCTTGTCGGCTTCCTGTAGGTCTTGCCCGGCGATATGAAGCTGATTGAACAGAACACCTAGGTCGCCACCGAGGCTGCGATAGAAGCCGATACCGGCCTTCATTAGCTCGTCCTTGTGCTCGCCCAAAAGCTTCGCCTCGGGCCGTTTACCAAAGTCCTGTAGGGGTGTGGAAAGGGCTGGAGGGGAACCGGCGAAAAGGGCCTGCATAGCCGGGATTTGCAGTAGCTCGTCAGAGAACCCGCCTTTGGACGCCGGGGCCTTGGTGCTAGGATCGACAGATGGGGGCGTTACGGGGGCTTCTTTGGGTTCGATGACGATGTCGGCCATATACTAAACAGTGCGTCCCCTACCGAGGTTTGACCATGTTCTTCTGACGAACATCCATCCGCCCGCGGACGGCTTCCCAAAAGACTTGGTTCTCGATAGGCGGCTGCTTCGCGATGCGCGCGGCCTTGAGCAGGTCTTTTTTCTTCTCAATAGTAATCTTTTTCATATAGGTTATCTCGGTTGAATGAGGCCCAAATCTAGGGCTTCTGCTGGCCTTACCTTAGCAGATTTCTTCTCCGCCGTCAAGCGGCTCTGGAAGCCCTGTCGCATCATGGGCAGCTTCTTCATCTCCTGCCGAAAATCTCCGAGGTCCAACGGACTCCAGCCGTTCTCCGCCCATAGCTTCTTCTCTGCGAACCACAGAGCAGCCTGTAGGGAACTGGGCTTCATACCCAGCCGCTCGGCGGCAGCGCGGTATGCCTTTTGGGCGAATGCAAAATCCTTGTCGGACACTGGGCCGATGTTCTTAGGGAGAATGCGCCAGCGTTCCTGCCCCGCATAGCCAATGCGCCGCATGGTGCGATCAGACCATAAATCGATGGTGGCTTCCTCACCCTTGCCGAGAAGGTTCTCCACGAAGTTCAAAGTCTTTGGCCCGCGCGCTTCAGTCAACCATTTCCGAGCGAGCACCTGAAGCACCGGCAGGGAGTGGATGCCGTATAACTTCCCGTTGCTCTGACGCGGCTTGAGATCGTGCTTGAAAATCCAGTGCTCAAGGAACGCGGCAGGCGTAGGATTTTTAGGCGGCTCGGGAATGTTGGGCAGTTCCTTGTTATACCACTTTTCCCATGCGCCAGTCGCAATCTTTTCCAAGCCTTCGTTGAACTTGGGGATGATCTTGTTGAATCGGCCCGCCTTAAGGCTCTCGATGGCGTCCACCGCGTAGGCGAAATTGGTCTCTACGCCAGTTTGTGGGGATGTAGCCGCAAGTAACTCGGCGAAAAGGTCTGCATGCTCTCCGAATTCCTTTTTCAGCATGGGCGTGAATTCGTCATACCATTCGACACCGGCTTTGAAAACGGGATCGTTCCGATTCTCGCGAGCGAACTTCACGAGTCCATCTGCAAAAGCTTTGACGGCGGCTTCCTCATTACCAGCACGTTTAAACAGAGGCGAGCCAGTGATATCCGAAGGAATGGCTTCGTCCTTCTGCTTGGGGATAATTGCCTCGGGGAACGCTTCCTTCAATTCCGCGCGCGTCATCTTCGATACCTCGGACTTGGTATAGGTCGGCTTTGCACCGAACAGGTCCTCATCCGCGCGACGGGGTTGGAACTGCGCGCGCACTTCATCCAGTAATTCATCCGGGATCACGAGGTTCTTCTGCTCGGCAAATTGGCGATCCGGCAGTGCGACGTAATCCTTGTCGCCCTTCGCCGGGATGCTGCCATCCGTGCGGCGAATCTGCTTGCCGAAGTTCACCCAAAAGTTTTGTGCGAGAGTCTCCGCAGCTAATGCCCCTTGGGCATCTGGCGAATACATTTCCGAGTGGACCTTCCACGCATTGAACCCGCCCTTGGGTCCGAATTGCAATCCCTCTTTGGCGTGTCCGAAAAAGTCATGCACTGCGCGGAACACATCGTTCACGAGCAGATCATCGATGCCGGACGGTTCGAGCATCGGGTTCTTGCGGCTGCGATCCGTTTCCTCTTTGCCAAAGCTGTCCTCAGTGCGGCGGAAGAAAAGGTGCTTGTTCTCGGTCACGTCTTTGACCATGTCGGCGCTAGACTTGTAGGGCTCGCCCTCGCCGGTCCACGGTTCGATGGTATAGCCCGCATCCTTCATGGCGCTGTATTGGGCCAGCGTCTCTTTGGCCAACGCCTCATAGGACTTTTTCACCTCCGCGTCCTCTGGGCTATGTGAGGCCGCTTCGTAAAAATCCGCTAACTTCTTTGCAGTCTCCACTGGCACCTCTGAACGAGTGGTGCTGGGGGTGTATTTGATGCCCGCCTTCTTGGCGTAGTCCTCAGCCACCTTCTTAGGCTGGAATGATGCGCCGAGGTCAACCACGTCAGTAGAATCAATCTTCCGGTCGTTGAAATACAGGATACGCCCGGACTCAACCGCTGCATCTTCCATCTTCTCGCGCTGTGTGCGCGGGATGTCTTCCCATTTTCCCAAGCCTTCGACCGCGAGGATATCAGGACCCACGTTGTAGGCGCGCAGATACTTCTTGGCATTCATCGCGTGGTAGACGGCTTCACTGCCGATCTTATCCATCTCGCGCTGAAGCTTGTCCAAATCCAGACCAAGCTTGCGAGCATTGTTGATCTCGTAAGCAGTCATCTCATGTGAATCAGGGGCTTGGATGAACTCGCCCTTGGGGTCAACCCAGTAGCCTTCACCATCCACCGTCGTCAGACCTTTTTTGAAAGACTCAGCCGGAGCCTTATTTGTGCTCTCGACCGCTTTTTGAAATAACCGATCCGAGGCATCCCCAGTGGCGCGCTTCGTGTCCAAATCGAGGAACGGAACCATTGCCGGTTTCTCGATGTCATCCAAGGTGAAAACTTTCGCTTCATCCTGATTCTTGATGCTCTGGACCGTGTCATCGAAAAGGTAGACTTTGATCCAGTCGATCTTGTCTGCGTTCCGCTCCACAAAAGAGCGAACCGCTTCCCGCTGCTTGGGCCAGTCCTTTTCACGCGCTTCGATGGTAATGCGCCCGGATGCGTCGGCCCAATTGACCTGGACGAATCCCTCTTTCAAGGCTTCAATCCGGTTCTGCTCGGTGTTCTCGTCCATCGGCAGACCATACTTGCTGCGAAGTTCGGGAGACTCGTTAATGAATTCGTGATGCCACTTGCCGCCCAATTGCACGGGTGTGCCGTCCGGCAGAATCCATGCTTTGCTGAATCCGGCCTGTGCAGGCTTCATCTTGAACTCTTTCTTCGCAGCCTTCTTCGGCTGTAGTTGGGTGCTCATATTACCCCCATCATCTGAAATTTCAGGAGCCGAGTCAAGAACTTTCTTTTGTAAATTAGTCTCAGAGGTATTTACATTTACTGGAAACTTAGGTTGATAACCGGGCTTCTCTTTACGGAGAGAGTATCCCGCAGAGCCTTCGCCTGTGGCGGCTTGCCATGCCTCATTGAAAAACTGCTGCTGTGCGGCGAGGATCATCCCTTCCTCGGGATTGGTCGAGATCAAGTCCAAGGCCCGCTTGCCGAACGACTCTGCCGCGATGTTCAAAAACTGAACGAACTCTTTGCTGGGGGCATTTAATCCAGTTTGATATGCTGCTTCCGTCAAACCATCTGGCGTCTCATGCGCCCACTTGTCGAATTCTTTGGGTGTCATCTTGGCGACCGACTTCACCAGTTCTTCCGCCTGCTTCGCCGTCTTGGGTGGCTGGAATCCAGCGGACAGCGTGAGAGTATTACCGCGAAACTCCGGCACCTCCGGGGCGATCTGAACCTCTTTGATGTTCTCCAGATTGAGCCGTTGGATTGCTTCCAGAAATTCCGGCATAGGCACGCCCTTGGCTTGCGCGGCGGCTTCAATCTGTTGACGCAGAGGATTGACCTCTTTGATCGGACGACCTTCAATTCCTTGACGTGCTGCTTCCGCGCCCTCGAACGATCCACGAGGAATAATCGGGATGGCAGTGCGGCCCGGCTTTGTGGCTTCGCTGACATCCTGACCGGCGATGTTAAGGGGCAGCTTGCCCTTCTGCACCCGGGCAGTATCCGGCAATCGGAAATTGAAAAGCATGTTGATCAGGTCCGCTTTAGTCTGATCGAGTGCGGCAGGCTGGCCCTTCTCCGGGGGAGCAGTCATGCCCGGCATCTTGGGGACCACCAGTGATTCGCCCGCGCCGGTGCGACCGCCCATTTGATTCTGGACGAACTTCTGCACGTCGCGGTAAAGTTCCTGCCATCCCTCCGAGGTGAACGAGCCCTTCTCAATCGGATACGGTGATGCTTCAGAAACGCCGAGTTCCTCCAGCTTCGCCGCTAACTTGTGCGCATTGGCGGCGAACACCTCGGGAGCCCAACCGAGCACCTGATACTTGTCGCCCTTCAACTTCAAAACCTTCTCCGGGAAAAAGGTCTTCTCCCACAGCGAGCGCGCCTCGGGCGGCATCGTGCGGAAGGTTTCGATCATTTGTCGTCGGACATCTCGGTTTGAAGTTGTAGCTGCTGCCGGTTCTTCCGGTGCTGAGAGATAATTGATTTTAACTCCTGCTCGCTGAGCGATAGCTTCCGCAATCGTCCCGAGTAGTTCTCGGGGCGAAGCTGTGCCACCTGCAATAGGTGTTGTAGGCGCTTCCGCAGCGATCTGTGCCGGGTTTTCTTCGGTGATGGGTTCTTTGACTTCGGGCTTGGGCTCATTGGGCTTGGGAGACGGAAGCAAGGGTTCACTGGGACCTTTCGGTTTAACGACGGGTAAAATCTCCGGTTTGGGTGAACCGGCTTTGGGTTGAACGAGGTGCGGAGCAAGCCGGACTGCCTCAGTCACTTTGAACTTAGGCGAGACCTGACCGATTTGAGACGTGACCCCCGGCGACAGTGGCTCACCACCAAGGGTGCTGACCAAGTTCGCCACAACGCGCGCGAGACGGCCCGGGAGCCCGGGATTCTGCAACGCGGCGCTGAGGTTCTTAAAGACCATGTCGAAATTCTCTGCCGCGAGTTCGCGAGCGAGATATGAATCCGCAATCGCGGTAGCTTCCTGCGGCGAGAGGATGTCGCGCCACACTTGCTGAGAAATCTGATTGGGATCAACGCCCTGATTCGCTTCCAGAGCGGCGTCCATCTTCTGGCCCAAGATTTCTTTCGTGCGAGCCTGCACGTATTCAGCCGTAGGTTCGGCACCGGTGATATTCCGATACTCATTGCCCACCGACATCGCGATCTTTTCCTTCGCGTAGTCCAAGCCGGTGCCGGTCGAGTCTAAAATGATCTCGCGCCAGTCTCCGCCCGGGGCGATACGATTGGCGTAACGCTGACCCTCTTGCTCCCACTGAGGACCATACTCTTGACGGACGATCTGATCGATGTGCTGATTCGCGTCCTCACCGAGCACATCCTGAATCGCATGAAAAGCTTCGTGGGGCGCGGCATCCACATTGCGGGCGATGATCACGCGCCGGGTGCCACCGTTCTTGCCGGGGATGTTCGCGGTGAAGAACCCTTCCTGTTGGGAAAGAGTTTTCGCTTGCGCATCGCTCACGCCGTTTTGCTTCAGAGTATTTTCCAGCGATGCAGAGTCCTTCGCGAGGAACACATCTGCGTCCGCATGCGAGCCCTTGAGGAATTGACGGATGGCGTTTAAACGAACCTTCACCGCTGGCGACGCGTCCTTCGTTGCAGCGATATGCATGTTCTCGAAGCTGGAATCAACCTGCCCGGAAGGCGGAACATACTTATCAACACCCCATTCGCGCGGTGCGACGATCTGACCGCTCATGATGCGCCCGCCCGCCCGCTTGGCTGCGTTCATGCCGCCGAAAAAAGCGCCAATACCCACCGATTGGGTGTCGTGCGGGGATTCAGAGGTCAACGCGGCTGTGCCGATGTCGAACGCGAGGCCCTTGCCGATCTCAGCGGCAGTGCTGGGCACGGAACTGGCCACGTCCTTCGCAAGCTGCGCTGTGGCCGACGTAACGGGAGTTTCTCCAGCCACTTCTTTACCTGCGGCTTTGATACCTTCACCGATCTTGGAAACTTTGCTTCCCAACTTCGCCGCGATCTCGCCGCCCTTCAAACCTGCGAGGGCTGCGATGGGTCCGCCCGTCATCGCACCCTTAACAAACCCAGCAGTGGGTCCAGCGACCTTAACAGCGCGTCCCCCGAGGTCCACAAGATTTCCAGTAGCCTGAATCGCTTTACCAGCCGCTTCTTCAGCCGTGGGCAGCTTCGCAGCAGTCGCTTGAACTGCTTTCGTGACGCCTGCGGGCAACGCAGCACGAACTTCCTGAGCAGCGCGGCCAACAGCCTTACCTGCGCCACCAAAAGCGCGGCCATATGTATAAAAAGAAACGGGATCACCCGCTGCAAGGGCCTGAACTTCCTCGGGGCGGATCGGTTTGCCTGCGGCTTCGAGTTCCTCGCGCACATTGACACCAATTGGTGTCAAAAATGCGCCTTTGCCTTTCGTGATGTCCTCGGCGATATCGCCGACACCGACATCAGACCATAAATTACTTACTTTTTGCTCCGGCGTGAGATTTTCCTCGACCCCGCTATACGCGAGCGCCGATTTCTTCACAGTGTTGAGGGCTTTCTTTCCAAGTTGAGCGACCCCAAACATGCCGGACTCAGTTCCCGCGACGTTTTCCATCACCCGGCGCTGTCCTTCCTGCGCGAGTTCCGTATGGAAGCCCGGGTTCCTCGCATCGCCGGTAATTTCACCAATCGCGCCCGCGACGGGAACGCCGATCAGCGCGTTAGCATAGTTCCACGCCTGTTTCCCGAAGCCCTTCGCGATGCCGAAGGCAGTGTGCGCCATTTTACCGGGGCCGGGGATATCTGAAAGTTGAAAACCGCGCTGCTTGATGCGCTCATGCACGTCAGCGACCTTGCTGACGAGATTCTGATCCCCCCACAAGTCCTTGTTACGGCGAAACTCGTTGACGAGATCGAATTCCTTGTCCTGAGTCGCAAGAGAAAACAAATCGTCCGCCGAAAGGTCCCGGAGCGGGTTGATCGAGGCAGGCTGCTGTTGAGCAGCCGCTTCATACGCCGAGATTTCCTCGGGCGTTAGCTGGAGCGGTTCGGACATAATTACTGAGCAGGGTAGAATTGACCGTCCGGGCCGCGCCGCACTGGGCCACGACCGGGTAAATTGATGACAGGACCCATCTGGCCTTGCGGAGCCGCAGGAGCAGCCGCAGGGGCCGCACCACCGGGCTTAACCGCTGCGTTCGCTTGATCGAAAATGGATGCGCCTTTGGGAGACACGCCGCGCAACACCTGACTGTTGAGGTCCAGCATTTTGTCCCACTGATCAAGATAGCTGTTCCACGTAGGCTCGTCTGATGTAAGGCCCGGGAACGATTGCTGCAAAAAGCGAACGTCCTTGTCGGACAGATTGCCTTTCATGGCCTGCGCGCCTTCGAGCACTTTCTTGTTGATGAGTTGCACCAGCTTTTGCTGAGAGTTATATTCCGTTTCACGAATACCGAGAGCCGCCCCAACCTGATTCAACGTCTGAACCACCGAACTACCCGCGCCGGGTCCGACGATGTTAGCTTGCATCAAAAGTTTCTTCGCTTCCGAAACGTTCTGCTTCAGTTGATCGTTCACCGCGAGGTTGCTCGCGACGCCCGCAGCTTCTTTGCGCTGATTTTCTTCCTCCGTGAGGTTCGCACCGAGACTGATGCCAACGCCGGGAATCTTCGTGCCTACGGGTTGCACCGCAGTAGTGGATCGCGCTGGTTGAACAGAAGGCATCGCCGGAGCCTGAGCAGCCGCTTTCGGCTGGATGGCAGTCGGTAACAACTTCGAAAGCTGTTGATCACGGGCAATCGCCTCTTGCTGCGTGCTCGCGGGTCCAGAAAAATTGGGCGTCACCGCTGGCACAGCCGATTGAGCGGTAGGAGCGGCTTGCTGAACCGGGGCGGCCTGCACCGCACCGGGCTGAACACCGGAGAACGGAGTCATCACGCGCGTGTGAAGTTCATTTTCCAACTCGGGAGAGATCAACTCGCCGGACTTGTTGAACTTGAGCAGAACCTTCTGGCCATTTTTAAGTCCCTCTTTCCACTCCACGGGAGTGAGACGATCAACGGCGGTCTGCTTCTGGATTTTCCAGTTGTAAAGTTGCGAGCCGAGTTCGGCCATCTTCGCGTAGTCGGGTTTTCCGGTGCTCGTGACCGGAGCCGGGATGCCCGCCTCAGGGGCGAACTGTTGAAAATACTGAATCGCGGGTCCATACTTGATCTGTGCCTCTTTGGCTTCGATGTCGGAGCCCGCCAGATGCGTCGCGCCCGCGCGCACAGCTTGCGCCTCGGGAGACTGCCCTTCCTTCGCGATCATCGCGGCCAGCTTTTGCTGCTCCGTAATCGCGGGGTTAGCGGCAATACGGCCCTTGATATCCTCCGCCGTGATGAATCCTTGCCGCACAGCGTTTGAAAGCTGCTCAACGGCAAGGGGCGTGATCACATGGTCCGGTTTCGCCACGATGGACGACGGATCAATGCGACCGATTGATTGCTGAGGTGCTGATTCGAGACCCATAAAATTATAGTCCCCACGTTCCGGGCATGGCGGGACCGGTCCAACCGCTGCGCTTCGGCACAGAGTAGTTAGATTGGGGCATCGTCAACCAGTTAAGGTCTTGACCGCTCTGAAGAACCTTCAGGCGATCATTATACCGCTGCGTGAGAATGTTTCCGACACTGCCGGTCGTGTATTTCGCTGCGTCTTTCAGTTGGCTTTTCAGATAGTCCTGTGCAGCCATATTAACTTCGCGGTTACGAGCCGCTTCATTATCGCGTGCCACCTGCATCGCTTGCTGTTGCGCGAGCACCGTTTGCGCCTTGACCAAATCCGGGTCCTGCTTCTGGCCACCGATCAAATCCTGAAGCATCGAAAGTAAATCCTGTTGCGGATTCGTAGACTGATTCTGACCATTCAAAAATGACGGAGCGTTTGTGGGCGCGGGTGTAACGTTGTCCACCGGATGCGTCGTCCCCGGAACGACATTGTCACGACGAACATTTGCGCCGGTTCCGTTGGTAGCCGCTGGGACGATGGCATTCGTCAAAGCTTGACGAGTGACACCACCAGACGCCGCAAGTTTTTGCTCCGGTGTCATGGCCTGATTCACAGCATTGCGAATCATGGTCTTGGGTAGTAAGGTTGATGCAGTCCAGCCCATAGGTTATACCGGGTTACGAAAATAATATTCGTCGTCGCTCATGGTCTTTGGCTTGTTCAGGATCGCATTCAAAAGTGACCCGGCCCCACTGGCCGCGCCACCGATCATGTTCCCGACAGCGTTGGCCTGACCAATTGTTCCGCGAGAGGCAACGTCCGCCGCGCTCTGCGCGAGTTGATTCGTCGCGCCCACGCGCGCGAGCCAAAGATTCGCGATGTCCGTGCCGCCGAGACCCGCTTCGGGCACCATCTGATTCGATTGACTGAGCACGCTCTGCGCCGCGCCGAGTTTAGCAACCGACTTGTTTACGAGATTCGGAAAAAGCTGGCCGAGAACCGCTTGACGTTTCACGTCCATGTCCTGCGCCGCTTCCGCAAGCTTCGTGGCGCGCGCCTGACGGTCGGCCTTGAGTTGAATCGCAGCCGTGCCGATGATCTGACGTAAAATGTTTCCACCAAAACCTTTGGTAGTAGCGGACCCGCTCATCTGCCCGGTCTGTTCCAAACCCGCATTGACTAGTTCGGCCTGCACATCCGGGGGGATGCTCGCACCCGCGTTAATCTCGCTGAGTGCCGCATCAATCAGTTTCGCTTTGACATCATTGAGCCCCGGAGTCCCAGCAATGGCCTCATCAGCCGCGACACCGGCAACCTTGTCAGCATCATCGCCGGTTAGACCTGCGAGACGATCAGAAATTTGCTTCTGAGAATTGTAACGTTGGTTCAGTAGCTCCGGGTCAATGATGCCCTGAAGACGAAGACGATCCTGCGCGCGCTGCTCGTCGGCGATGCGCGCCTTGTTGTTGATTTTGCTCGGGTTGAGTTGATCGAAAACAAACTGGCGCTGTTTCTCAATCGCCTCGATTTGTTTTTCTGTGGCGTCCTCGATAGCATTGGCTTGCATGTAGCCGCCAACGATGCTACCAACCGCGCCGAAAAGTGAGTCCCACATAAATTAGTCTTTCTGCAAACACCAGAGAGCGATGGTCGCGGGGAACGAGGTGCTTCCACCACCATCCGCGATGTCCAAACTCGTGCTCTCGCCGTAAGTTTCGAACGCAGCACGCGTCGCGAGCCCGGCAGCAACCGTCAACTCCGTTTCGGGAGTGGCCCCTGCATCTTTTGTCGCTTGCGAAATCCATCGACCGCGCACGCTCTGACTGCCTTCGCCGAAAACAGACCAGCCGGGATTCCGAGTGAGTGCTTCCGTCAAGACGGTGAACGCGACAAACTTGATGTCACCCGGGACACCCGCCATTGTGCGCCACGCATTGCGCTCCCACCAAATCAAACACGCGATGTCCGTGTCATAATACTGCTGATACTCCACCGGCGCATTCGGACGATTCGCAGTCGGGCCGGACAATACGATCCCGGAAAAAGGCACCCACGCAGCACCGTTGTAAACGTGCCAGCTAATCGGATTACCAATGCTCGGGTCATCCTCAGTCGCGTCCTTATCGGTCTTTAGCCACACCGGAGGGTCGGTTTCGGACGGCGCATTCTTTCCAGTCTGAAACCAGCGGGTCTCGGAGTCGGAAATATCCTGCGGCACATACCGCTTCAACTCGTCATCGAAGACATACCACTTGCTGCCGTCTTTCAGCCACGGACCAACATCAGATGTCGGTTCCGTGTCGCCGATGAAGATGAAGTTTGACCCGCTCGGGGACACGATTTTCATCCGTTTGACGATCTCTTGGGCGAGATCGTTGGGCTTTCCTCGGAAAGTCACCGGGATTTGAGCCACTGAGATAATCAGGTTCGTGTCATTCATGCGTAGTCACTAAAAGGTGGGTTTTTTGCCGCATAATCGCAACGTTTAATACGCCTCAACTTCCACGCAATCGGGGCCGGGCGAGCAGCCTGAAACCTTGAAATATTTACCTACTGGACCCTCACCTTTGGTCTTCGTGCCGGTCCAAACATTCTCACCAAACGAGCCGGTGATCGAGAAGGACCAACCGCATCCAGTTTCGTTGGCGGCACCAGACGTGACGAGCGCCGAACTGATGCAGAACCCGTGCAACTTGTGCGGGGGCGGAATCACGCATCCGGGGCACGAGCCGGGAAAGCAATCGCCGCAACTCGGATCGGGTTCAAATTCCTGATCTATAAAATGTCCGTCGTTGACTTTCACAGGCCACGTCCCGGATCACTCAACCGCTTCAGCAAAGTTAATCCCCGGGGGAGGGTCACTACCGGAAATTTCGCAGTTGACGCAGTTCGTCCAGAACAAACCGCAGTCCGTGATATCAAAGAGAGCGGAGTTGAAATTCTTGATTCGATACTGCGTGCCGGTCGAGCCATAGTCGCACGTTGTGTCGGTGCCTTCATTCGAACTGCACGGGTCCACGGGCGGAATGACGGGAGTTGTAACCGGGTTACTCGGCGGACCTTCGCCCTCGGTCGTGATCGGAGTGACAACATATGTATCGCCACCTTCGGGAGAGCCGGGCGGCAGCGGGACTCCACCTCCACCGGGCGGAGGCGTAACACATTCAGCGACGAGGATCAATTCTCCGCCCACCACCTGATAAATGTTATAGCAGATGACCGGTGGGTCCTCGCCGGGTTCAGTTTCCCAGTTCAACGAAAAAGGACCTGCACCCTCCCCGAGCACAATCACGTTGCCGACTGGCCGGATGCGACCAAACGGATTGAGCACCGGCAGAATGAGGGACAGAAGTCCACTGCCGGACAGAATCACCTCGCACGCAGCGGGCGACACATACTCAATCGGAGGACGACGAGCAAAAATAGTTTCGATTACAGAGTTCATAGGGCTTCACCAATTCCAAGGATTCTCGGGAGCAGCGCGGAGAGTTCAATCTCGGCGCGTTTTTGCGCGACTCGCTCAGCAACTCGATCTGCCGCATCCTGCGACACCACGCTCTCCCCGTATCCAACTCCCACGGACGTGATATTTTCTTGTGTGATAGAGACGGTCTTGTTCGCGGTGTAGATAACAATCTCTTTCGCTTCCATCTCGGTCACGAGCCCATCGCGGTCTTCGCCCTTGACTCCGGCCCCATCGAATCGGACGCCGTTGTAGCCGGTTTCGTTCTGGCACGCCTCGTTGGAACCATTTGTGTCCACCTGCTCATGCGTAGAGAAGGCGCGAATCCATCGGATGGCCGCTGGACCGTGACCCACGATGAGTAACTGAAAGCTTTCATCGATATCTTCATTGTTCGAAGATTCCACAGGACATGAACCGCTCTCGTCAGATTTCTGCCGGGCTTCTTCAGTGCGGGCCACGCGAGTCTGAGGTTTAAACGCAAAGATTTCGGTCTCCGCCGTGATCTCGTGCTCGGGCACAAGGTTACCGCGCTCCACGTTGAACCGCTTCGCGAGAATATTTTTGTAGGCCCCGCGCAAACCGCCAGCGTAGAACGCGCCGAGGTCCAAATCTTCTTCGATGCCGACGAGCGCAACTTCCGCCCACCCGAACTTGCACATCTCCCCGGGAGGTTTGGTCTGCGAACTCTGACCAAAATATCCGCGCGTCTCCACGAACCATGTGATCGGGCATCCGTTGTCCAATCGATCTGGACGAAAAGCTTCCCACAGACGATTCTTGTCGTCCTTGTCAGTGGACACATGAAAAATTCGATCCTGACCGACGATGTTCCCATACACCCACTCGACCGGGCGAGTCCCGGTCCAGTAGCTCGCCCACGAGGGGCCGGAGTCATCGTTGATCGTTTCCAAGCTGGCGTTGTTAAGCACCCATGTGTGCTTGTTGAACGTGTCCTCAGCGGGCACGCTCATGAGCATGTAAGAGCCGAACGCTGCGCCTGCAACCGCGGTAAGGTCTTCCCCGAGGCGCGCCTTGCTGACCATCATCTCGTTGTCGCGAATCGGCAAGCGAGACGTAATCATACTCGCCTGCGCCGCATCGAGCATCACGACGCCACCAGCGGAACTGAACCACGAGAGGCGACCATAATGAGAGACGATGGACTTATGCGACGGCGTCCCAATTTTGAAAGCTTCCGCCTGCATGTTCGTGGTCGTCGGCCATGAATCACGGTCGCGAATATATGCCTTGATCAACTCCGCTTCGTTCTGCGTGAACACAATCAAGTTCGGAGTGTCGGATGACGGAGTCACCGCAAGACCGGTCACTTCCGACTTGAACGCAAACGCGCTAATGCCGCCGAGATATGTATCCTCACGAAAAGAAAATGGATTGGCAGGATCGCTGGCGCGAACAAAATTTCGATGCGCGACCCATAGGCGGTCGCCCACCCACGCCATCGGCCCGCCCACCGGCGTTTCGAATGCGTTGTCGCGGATGTGGCCGGACTGAGACCCATCGTAGTATGCGGGGGCAGTCTCGCCGCCGTCTTGGATGATCAACACGTTGCGCGGGTCGATTACCTCGATGGCCGACGCAAAGTCAGTCGTTTTTCGGCGGGCGGATTGAACGGTCTGACACCAGAATACCTGCTTCGCCGAAGGAGACATCAGGACCCCGGGAATCTGTTTAAACGAGAGAAAGGGCCAGCCCGAGACGTAGAGCACGCCAGAGATGCAGACCACAATCTGCTCCACCCCAAACTGGGGACGAAAAAGAGTGCCGCCTTGAAGCTTACCGTCCGGGAGTTCGGTGACGCATCGATAGCCGGGGCGACAGCCCGGCATACCGCCGACGTTGATCACGTTCTCACCGCACCAGTAATACCCGAGGGGCAACTGAGCGGGGTCCGTGTCGGATTTCATCCCACGGAAGAACGAGCCGTCGTAATCGTAAAAGGGTTGTGAGGGCATTAGACAATGTCGTAGTCATGTTTGTCCGTGAGCGCACCCGAACCGTCCATCACCTGAATCGGGCTGACGGTCGTATTCGGTTCCACTTTATTCTGCGCTTCCAACTCCAGACGCGTAGCGTTGACTTCATACGCCTGCGCCTCCGCCAACTTTTCGTTAGAGTAATATTTGCGCGCCTGAAGGCCGAGCAAAAATCCTACGCGGCTGCGGAGTGGGACGTGATCATACAGACTGGTGAAAACGGGATTCTTGCGCATGTATGCGATGCGCACCCACGAAGCACCGCGATTGATCTTGATGCGCCGGAACTGCGGAATTTCCTCGTCGGGCTCATACACTCCGAGCACGATGTTGTCTTCCGTCACCAGCTTGACCGAGCCTGCGGTCCTCGCTTTGAAAATTCCTGTGATGCGCGCGATAGTCGGCGCTTCTGTGTCCGGGACTGCAACGCCATAGATGGTCGGGACCTGATAGCCGTCGAGCCACTGGCCATCCACCTGTCGGCGCAGCTTGTTTCCATTCGTGTCGTATCCGTAGACGATCAACTCTTTGCCGTTGTCATCAGCGGTCTGGAGGTGCGCAACAAGTCGGCGAGGTTCGCTGAGATCGCGATACGTGACGTGCCACGCGCCTTGATCTTGCCACGACCAATCGCACGAACACCGACAGTCGCCCATACCGTTGAGATGAAAATTGAAAAGCGTTCCGTAGCCAAGTGTGGGGCGTCCACCGATGTTCACCGCGATGACGGTCTCCACCTCGCGAGGGAGCGTGATGCAACGGTCGTCGCCGGACGTGCAGATATCAAGCCACGCCTTGAATCCCTCGAACTCGCCCTTGTTCGCAATCATCGTGACCGCGTCACCGAGCCATCGGAACAGCTTGGTGTCGTCACAGACCCCGATGATCTTGCGGGCTTCTTCTTCTACGTCGGCAACCCGAAACATATTAATAGCTTTCTTTTTCGCGAGCGGCCATGTGCGCGTCGAGGGCTTCCTCAGCAGACTTGTCGCGCTTGCTCGGGGCCTCAGTTTTCTTGGCCTCAACAGAGACGATCTCCTGAACCTCCACGGTGCAAGAATACGAGCCGTCCTTTTCCTCGGTGCCCCGGGCTTTCTTATACCGAATTACCATCAGCCCTTCTTTGGGAAGGTCCAGCGGCTCATCCTCGTGAAAGGTGATCGAAGGATAATATGGGTCCTCCGGCCCGAGAGGCGATGGCCCTTTCATAGGTTCGCCGAGTTTGATGTTGAGATTCATCTTCATATACTAAAAGGTGCGGTTTTTTAGGGGTTGACGATACCCTCCAAATACTTGATCACGGCGAAATTCATCTGCCGCGCAGTGCCTGCGCCACCCACGGTGTTCTTCACACCCGCCACGAAGCGCATCGCAGTCGCGGAAGCAGGAAGTTGCACCGTCGCCGTTTTAACCAAAGTATTATTGATATAGAATCGAACTTCAGAACCGCCGTTCTCCCACTCGATACGAAAATCCTGCGTGGTGGTTGTGGAAACGTTCACGCCCGTCGTGAAGACGTTCAAATTTGTGCCATCATACGTGACGACCTTCCACTCCGAATCAGTTCCGGCTGAATACCGAAACCCAACGAACGTCGTCCCCGGCGTGTCACTATTATTTCCGAACAGGGTAGCACCCGTATTCGCAGCCCAACCAATCCAACATCGATTTCCCGATGTCTCATTCAAATTACACAGGATGACCGATGTCATCTTATAACTCAAAAAGAACGTGCTCGTTGATGGGGCTTCATAGAATGCTGAGTTGTTCAGCGTCGTAGAAGTGCGAAGATCACGACCTTCCAATTTTGTTGAAGTGGCCGCAACCGGATTGCCGGAAGAAGCCGTAGAAGTCATCGCATTCCCCAAGCTGGTAGTCCCGCCGTTGTAAAAATAAATCGCTCGCTCTACGGCTACGTTCCATTGCTTCGTTCCGTCCGCGCCCGCTGCACCGTTTGAACCGGCTGCGCCGGTCGCGCCGGTATCGCCCTTATCACCCTTCGGGATAAGTTCACCTTAACGATGTCGTTATCGCTGAAGGAACCGTTCGACACGATTCCCGCCACAGTGAAAGTATCCCACGATCCGTTATCCGTCAGCGTCCCG